TTATTCGATGTAGCGAAACCCCTGCACGGCGCGCAAGTGCCCCGCCATGCCACCCTTCAGCCCGACCTGCTTTCTTGCCCCGCCGTATAGGAGGCATGAGGTCTGCATCCATTGATCATGCGCGCGCAACCGGCGGCACAAACCCGGATGCGATGTGTTGATCAGGGTGGGCATCGGGCGCTCAAACCGGTTGAGGCCGCGCCGCCAGAGGGCGGCAACCTCAGTGAGAAACCGCAGCCCAATTCCCAAGCCCTGCCACTCTGGCAAAACAACAAAGCGGCAGGCGCGCGCCTCGCGCAGGCCGGGGCGGGGCGTAACCGCCAGATGGGCCACATCCACCCCCTCGGCGCGGGCGAGATAGAAGCTTCCAGCGATCACATTATTGGTTTTCAGGTAGTGATGCGGCTCAAAGGCGGGCCAATGGGAGCCGTCGGTTTGGTGGATTTCGACCTCAAGGCTGGGGCTTCGTCGAAGACGCCTCCATGCAAATTCGCCGCCGCGTCCGGTGTCGATCACCCAATCCGGTTGCAGCCAGTCTTCCACGTCATCATGGCAGGCCACGGCGACAAACTGGCCCGGCCCGCGCCGCCACGCTTTGCCAAAGGCCCCGGCGGCGATGGTCGCCACGCGGCGGTCAATGGCCGAGGTGAACTCATCCATCACAAAGAGGCCGGGGCGCTCGCACAGGACGCGGGCGAGATCGGCGCGGAATTTCTCGCCGGTGGAGAGCGCCGCATAGGGCCGCAGCCATGAGGGCACAGAGCCAAGGCCGACAGCCGAGAGAGCAGCGGTCACCGCATCAAATGACCCGCCCGGCGTGATCTCGTCCACGATGGCCCCTTTGCCCGGCCAGCGGTTGGCGCATTTGAGGCGACGCGCCCCAAAGAGTGCGCGGGCAATGGAACTCTTGCCAGATCCCGAGGGGCCTTTGATCAGGCCGATCTGCCAAGGGCGGTCCTTTAGCGGGGCTTCCAGTGAGATTTTGAAATCTGCGTCGCCTTCGACATTGAAGAGACTGGAGACGCGCGCGGCCCGGTAGGTGTCGGGCAAAGGCGAGCGGTGGTGAACCGTGATCTGGGTCATGTGTTCACCACCTTGCACTTGAGGCCTTCTGCGGTCAGCCGGTCAAAGAGGGCGATCTGCGCCGCCTCATCTTTGACAATGACAATAACGCCGAACTGGCGCTTATAGCGGTTTCCCTTTGGTTTCCCGTGGGTATCAGCGGGAAGTGGGGGCAGGGGAATGTCTTTGGATTTGGGCACTTCGCCCGTCCTTTCCATCACGCTCCGGGCGTTCTGGTGAAGGGCTCAAGGGCCTCAATTCTAGGTGAGACCGGCAGCGGGGGCACTTGATCGATAGCACCCCAGACAATGCGCCGGGTTCGAATTTGAATAGCAGTTTGCGGCATGCGCCACAACGTTGCTCTTGTAGTTGCAACTGGAATCACTCCATGAAAGCGCCGTCCTCGAGGACAGGAGGCGGCCATGAAGCGAGAGCTGGTCGGCGGGGTCGCGTGTAGGAATGTTGGCCCCGTGCAGATTGGCGCTTGCGCCCGTCTGCCCTCCGCTACTGTGAAGCCTTTGAAGGGGCGTTTAAGCCCCCTCAAAGGCCCTTAAATAGCCCTTACGCTGAAGGTGTGCCGAGCTTCAGAACCGCTGTCAGATTGGTGACGAATGTGGCCCCGCTTGCAGCGGCCATGCGCTTGAATTGGCGCATGTCCAAGCCATCCACCGTGTCAGGGATCGTATCGAGATCAGCGATGATCTGCTGCACCGCTGCGATCTGCGGGATGGTGGACACAAACGGCTCTTCAGATGGGGTTGGGGTGACTTCAGTCATATGCCAATTCTCCTGTGGCTTTGGTTAGATGTTACGCGCGACCATGACGGTCGTGTCGTGGAAGAATGCCCCTGCATACCCGACGTCTGGAACCAAACCGGGGCGCAGTTCGGCTATTTCGATGCGGTCCAAAATGAACGTGGTGTCGTCGGTTTGACGTAGCCTAGGCACCCATACCGCCCCCGATCCCGTGTAGAGAAACGAGGTGTAATGCGGCGCGCAGACAAATGAGCCGGGCGCGGGTGAGCTGATGGTGTAAGTGCGGGTGACCCCGTTTTCCAAAACAGCCACCATGTCGCTCTGAGACATGTAAAAATGCCCCGCGAGCGAGATCATTTTGGCGCGGCTGTCAAAGGCGACTGCGCCATTGGGCTTGCGGATTTGCATGCCGTAATTGCCGCTCAAATTGGCGGGCAGATTGTCACCGGCCATCTTAAAGGGGAGGCCCGTGGCGTCTGTGCCAACCGCCCACATCATGACCCGTGGCCCATTGCTGGGATACCGAAACGGCACCCCCAACATGCCCCAAATGCCCTCAGTCGGCATTTTCACAAAGGGAAAGGTGTTTAGGGGCCAATCGTCATTGCCGGTCAAGACACGGTGGATCTTATAGAGATCCTGCGTCTGGCCTGTTGTGATCCACTTGGTGCCCTTTGCAATCTGTTCAAAGCGGGGCACCTTTGGGTTGCTGCCCCAAGAGGTCGCCCAGTTGTAAAACAAGTGTTTGTCAAACTCCGGGGCGTTGGGCAGCGTCGGTAGGCGGCGAGTAACGCCACTGTCCATTTCAAAAAGAACATCCTCATACTCGGTGATTGTTTCACCGAGATCGTTTTGCAGAGTGATCCCATAAGCCATTTCAAAACTACCTGTAGTGAATGCCCCAAGCGAACCAGAGAAACACCGCATTGGTGCCGTAGGTTTCCCCGGCCACAGCGCTCAGTTCCTTGGTGGAATTGTCCCAGTGCAGGGTCGGCATGGAGATTGGGTTGTAGAAGAACTCGCCACTGCGCGCGCCGGGGCCTGCATTTTCGCCATGTACGAAATTGTCATAGATGGTGTAGCGGAACCCCAGCGGGGCCATCATCAAGGCCCCGCGGTTTTCATCAAAGTCCGGGAAGGTGCCCAGCGATCCGGTGAAAGTCGTAGACCACCCGATGCGAAACACCCGGCGCGGCAGGGTCTGCTGACCTTCCAGAACCAAAGACCCGTCCGCATTCCTCATCTCAATTCCATAGGACATTAGGTAAGCCTCCCAATGACCACCCGCGCGACGTCGCTACTGTCGAACACCCGGATACGGTCATCCTCGATCTCAACGCGCTCACCACTGGCGGCACTCTTGAAGTGACCGATGTTTGCAGTGATGGCCGACAGCTCATTGACGTCGATTTTTTCGGCAGTCACCGCGCCCGTGGCGAGGCGATTGCCGTTGATCAGGGTAGAGCCTTGCGGGCTGTAAGGGGTTGGTTGGCTGGCGCTCTCAGTCGTTTCTGCAAGCTGCGGTTTGTGGACGAACATATAGCTGTTTGAGTGACCCGGATTGGTGGCCATTTTGCGCAGGTGGATCGTCGCATAGGCAGCCCCTGCGGGCACCTGAGCCTTCCCCCAAAGTCGCGTCCAAAGCTCGGGATTTGTCGACGATCCAGAATTGGAATCAATGCTCCCAAGGGTTGGCGAGTATGACACCGTCGCCCCCGACACGTCAGTAAAATGGATCCGAAGCTCCACCCTGCACCTGTGTGCCGAAACATAGGCGCTGGCATCGAGCCACTCACCCTCAAGGACTGGTACGCCGTGGGAGGCGGGAGCGGCATTCTCATATTGTGGCCAATATCTAACGTCACAGTAGCCATCCGTTTCCCCGGTGCTTTGCCATGCCATGAGGGTCGGATAGAAATTCCCGGCAAAGGACTGACCTGCGGATCGAATTTGGATTGATATGTCTGCGTATCCAGATCCACTCCCAGATCCGACCCACCCGTCAACTCCGTCGACAAAGTCCGTGTTGCCCAAGAGGTTTTTGCCCAGCCCAACGGTCATCCGGTTGGTGGCAATTGAACCCTCTGCAATGACATCGCCCAGAAGCTCAAGGACGGACCCTCCGGCACCGCTTGGATCGCTCCAAGAGCTTGCCCGGAAACCAGCGATTTGACCGCCATTCGTCTCAGCCGTGATGCCTGCAAAAGCGGACGAAAACCCGTTCACCTCAGCCTGTGTTTGCAGCAGGCTGGTGACGGTGGCGGAGCTGCCGTTTGCATCGGTGTTCAACTCGGTCAGCATATTTGCAAGAGCTGTGCCGGAGAGCGCGTTGATATCGAGGGTTTTGATTTCATCAATCGCCCCGCTCAGGTCGTCGGCATCTGTGATGTCCTCGATCTTGATGTAGGAGATGCCGATAAAGCCGGGTGATAGCGATGCACGGTCTCCCCGGATCAGAATGCCGGGACGCCAGTATTGGGCGGACTTATCGTTCGTGCAGGTGACCTCTGCGGTGTATTCCCCCCACACACCTGAAGGAGCAGGGGTAACTGCGGTCGCCATTGCGTTCGACCCTGCATATGCAAAGTTCTGGTCCATCCTGCGGATGAACAGTTGCAGGATATTCGGATCGCCCGTCACGGTGCCCTGAACATAGCACCCGACAGACACGCGATAGCGACGGCCCAATTCAGGGGCAAAGGCACCACGCGACCAAAGGTGAACCTGCTTTGTGCCGTCAATCTCTGAGGCATCAAGTCTGGCGTAGCGGTAGCCGGGACCGGTGAGGCTGTTGAAGGTCCAGTATGCAATGGCAGCCTCATTGGATGGTGAACCATCCGGGGCGCTCTTCCAGAACTTCCCTCGATCCGCAAAATCCGACACCATCGTCATGGCACGGGTCGTGTCTATTTCCGCCCGCAGAGTAGTTTCTGACACCGTGACAGCACTGTCGGTCTGGGCGCGGGTGTAGTAGTTCTGGGCTAGGTCAGAAGACACCCCATCAATCGAAGCCTGCAGGGCCGTTTCTGACGCTGCGATGGCCTCCCCCGTCTGCGCCGCAGTCAGGTAGTTCTGCGTCAGGTTAGCGCGGATCTCGTCCGCAGCGGTTGTGTCCTCATACCTGAAGTATGACACCTGCCATGTGCCGTCACCATGAGCGCCTGACCCGCCATAGAACCCAAGCAACCGAATGCGGATAAAAGCAGTATCCGGGTTTGGGGCAGGTGGTGTCACCCGCGCCCGGAGCTTGACCCACCCGTCTGATGCACGAAGCGGATTGATGCTTCGGTCCCAGCCTTCGACGTCACCCAGAACGAATGCCCCCAGATATCCGCCGTTGGCACCTAGATAGACGCCATCAATTACAAACCGCTCGGCTGTCCCGCCTGTGACGGTGCTGTCGACAGTAACCCGAAGATCGACCTCTGCCTCATAGGTGTGACCGGCGACAAAAGGGAGCATCGCTGAATGGGATAGCTGCCTGAAGCCTGTACTCTCATAAACCCAACGCCCGTCAGATTGTTTGACCTGAGGATCGCCAAGAGGCGGTGGATCGATCCCGCCACCGGGGTTGTAGGTCCAGCCGGTAACACCGTCGACAAAGTCCCAGCGCGTTTCTCGCTGCCGGGCCGCCGACAGTTCGGTGACGTCCGTCTCGATGTTTTGAATACTGCCCGCATTGGCGAGGGCAGCCGCCACGGCAGCACCGGCCTCATCGGAAGCGTCTTGTGCCGCTTGATTGGCAATATTGGCGGCGGTGGTTGCGTTCTGTGCGTCCGTGAGAGCCTGCGAAGCGTCTAGCCCCGCAGCGTCCGCCGCAGCCTGCGCGGTGTCGATGGCTTCGGTGACTTCATCTGCCAGATCGTCGAGATCGATGCGGACATTTGGAGTTGTGACAGGGAGCCATCCAGACCATTCAGTCTGCCGCGTGGGTGCGATGGCTTTGCCGCGTACTTCATAGTCAGCATTTGGCTGCACCGGGTGGTGGCGGTAGTTGCCGCCTGCGACGTTGGTGGTGCTGACTGTGTCGGCCTCGGCTTCAGGTCGCCCCTGCACGCGGATCTGGAAGGTCAGGCCGGTGCAGGTGTCAGACAGCTTACCGTCCCAGACAATGCGGATTGCGGGCGCATGGGCCTTGCCATCCGCTGCCGCGATGGTCTCACCGGCAACGGCCAAGCCGACAACGCCCGCGTCAGGCGCAGGGATCGGGCCGGTCGGGTGGGGTGTCTCCGGCAGTTCCAGCGCCGGATCCGGGTCAAAGTCTGTCGGGTCGGTTTCGCGCAGCGAGAGGGAGACGTTCAGCGTCTGCAGGTCATAGGCCGCCTCGGTGATGCGGAAGGTCTTGGCGTCGTAGCCGTAGTCCTGCAGGCTCAAATGCACATTCTGCAGCGGACGCAGACGGGCGTATTCACCGGGCAGGGGCAGGCGGTGGGTGCGAAACCGGCGGTTTTCCCGCAAGAGCGCATCGGTGAGCTGGCGCGCTTGTTCGGCGCTGTAGACCATTGGCAGGTTCAGCTCGAAGAGCTTCTGGCGGCCATCCTCTGCAACCCACTCGTCTTTGACGATGGTTTCCAGCGTGGAGGCCTCCCACAAAGAGGCCGGGCTGGTGTAGGTCGTGGTGACCGCGTTAAAGGTGTTTTCAAGGCCGGGAAAAGGGTCGTGTTGCCATGCCTGCGAGATCAGAACGTCATCATCGGCAATCGTGGCCGAGGCGGCGGTGGCGCTGCCGACAATCGGATACCAATAGCCGCCAGTCTCGACGATCTGGGCATTCGCGGCGGAAAACAACTCTTCCAGAAAATCGGCGGGGGCCTCTTCAAACTTGACTTCAAACCCGGCTTCAAACTGCGCGCGACCGGTGCCCGCGACCAACTGATCGCAAGCGTCCATAGCCTCGGCCCACTCAGAATAGGGCAGGTCTTCAGCCGGAAACCCACCGCCCCAGATATCACCACTCGGCAGGGCGATGCCGCGCAGGACATTGTAGGCAATGACCAGGGGATTGGTGGTTTGGTCCCAGCTTGCCGGATCGTTGAACCGGTGGGAGCCGTTGCCGCCCACGGTGCTGTCTTTGCGGATGTCATAGAGCGGCGGGCCGTCCAGCTCAAAGGCGTATCTCGGCACGCCGCTGGGATAAAGGTGATCGCGCCGATAGAAGTAAAGCACTGCATAACAGGTGCCGGTAAGGATGTGGTCGGCAGTCCATGGCCGATCGGCAGCGCCGCCGCGCCAGCTCACAAGATGATTATGCGCGGTGGTTTGCGTGCCGTCGAAAAAGGCGATGTAGCCGTAAGGAATGCCGTTTTCCGTCTTTGACAGGATCGGGCGCAGACCAAGGCTATCGACCGGGCCAAGGTCGGCATACACCCCGTCGAGAATGAGGTTGCGCAGGGTTGCGCCGGGCAGGTCGCCCAGTTCGACAACATGCGCGAGCCATGCATTGTTTTCATGATAGCTGCATTGATAGACCAGATGCCCGCGTGTCGCGAAACGACCCAAGACCGTGGCCTGCGGCTCGGTCCCGCCGCTGGTGGTGTGGGTGGACTGAATGCCGGGGGTCTTTTGCTTGCGCTTGCGCAGCTTGGCCACCAGCAGCGAAATCCCGGCTTTGACCAGCGAGCGCAACAGGGCCGAGGCCAGCGTTGCCAATACCGACCCACCCGCAAAGAATGAGCTGACGGCCGCGACGATTGCGCTGATGGGATCGGCTGCCGCAGGGGAGGCCAAAAGCACCAGAAAGAGGACGAGATATAGGCGATTCATGGGCGGAACACCCGCTCGGCTTTGCACCGGCTCAGAACGCTCGGCCCGGCCAGCGTGAGGACATGAACCTGCGGCCCGCCAATGATGCCGAGGATGATCTCAGACCCATCGCTGAGGGCGGCAATATCGCCAAGCGCTGCGTCGGCGGTGTCCACCTCCGGCATGTAGCTGGCAGCGAGCGCGGCAAGGTCGCGGTAGCCTTTGGCGCGCAAGGCCTCTTTGCCTTCTTCCAGTGTGGTGTACTCAATGCCAAGCCGGGCGCGGATGTCGGTTCCGGTCACCAGCTTGTACCAGCCGTGAGCATAGTTGGCGCAGTCCACCTGACCGGGGCGAAACCCGCTCCAGCGCAGGCGCACACCGCGCAGGTAGTGCAGCAGCATCTCGGATCTGTCTTGCATCACATCCCCCATGGCACGGTCCATTGGCCGGTGATGTCGATGTATTCGCGGCCCCGATCATCCGGGTTGCGGCGTTTGAGTTCGGCGCTGGAGCGCTTCAGCGGCAGCCCAAAAGTCAGCATGCGGGCATTGGTTACCATCACCAATTCGGTGTAGCTGGCGTCGCCTTGTTTGCGCTCTTCCGGGGCCTGATTGAGGAACCCTTTGAAGCACCGCACGGGGGTGCCAAGCGGTGCGCCGCTGTCGATGTCCAGCGGGCAGGAATGGATCTCCACCCGCGCCAAGCGTGGCTCATAGGTCTGCATCAGGGTTTTCACCTCTTCGGTGAAGGGCGGCAGCTTCACGCGGTAGTTGCGCACCTGAAACCCCGGCTCCACGATGATCGGCGGCACATCGATCACCTGACCCGCGCCAAAATAGGTACGGATCTCGCCATCGATCAGAAAGTCTTGGTGGTCATCGCCAGACCAGAAGCCGATCACCTCGGGCAGGCCGGTCTCGCGGTTCTTGGCCTCAATCCACAAAAGGACGCGCGCGTCGGTGCCGCGCCGCTCTTCCAGTTGGCCCTGTGTGACTGCGTCGTACTGCATGTTTACCTCAGCGTCTGGGTCCACTCGAAGGAGCCGCCCTCACTCAACCGCGCGCGGCTCTGCCCATATTCAGCGTTGGCAATGCGGGCTTTCAGAACCGGGACGCCAAGCGTGACAGGGCGGCCCACCTGCGCGCCGGGGCGGATGAAGGGAATAACCTCAATGTCGCTGGCAATGCCGGTAACACCGGCCTCAGCCCCGACCACAACGCGGTGGTAGGCATAGCGGGTGGGGTTGGCGCCATAAGTGAAGCCGAGCAGATCCCCGGAGGCGATCTTGTAGTTTGCAGGCAGGCCTGAGAGGTCCAGCTCGCGGTTATTGGCGGCAAGGCTGGCAATCTGCGGGTTAGAGGTGCCGAGGATTGCGAGCTGCGGGTCAAAGCGGGTTCCATTGACGCGGGTATCGCGCAGCAACAGGCTCGCGCCGGGTTGCTCCAGCAGGGCGAGCTTGGCCTCAATGGCGGCCCAATAGGCGTGGATCTCTTTGTCCAGAACAATGCGCCCGCGCCACAGCCGCGTGCCCATGCCGTGCGAGATCACCTCACCGCCGCCGGTCTCGGAGCTGGTCTCAGCCCGACCGAGGCGGCAACTTATTTTCTGAATCGGAAGCCCATCGAAAAAGCTCTCCAAGGGAAGCGGCCAAGAAAGCGCCATCAGCCTACACTCCACGGGTCGTTTAAGTTGCGATTAAAGGCCTCGCCGGAATGCTCGCGGTCGTAATTCTGGTTCACTTCAACTGCGGTCTGGCGGGATTGCTCCTCAACCACGGCCCGGAACAGCGGGCTGGGTTCAATGCGGACGCGTGACATGCCCGGCGCTTGCGACGATCCCCCGGCACTCGCGGCGGGCAATACTGGCGGCGCGGCGAAGGCCCCGCCATTTGCAAAGGCGGGCAATGCAGCGGGCAAGAGCGACCCGGCGTTGATCGCTTCCAGAAGGTGGCGGTGCTTGCGGGTGGCTTTGGCGTTCACAAAGAACTCGCCGGGGCTGGCAAGGACCAGCTCCTGATCGCTGCGGTCACCGCCCCGGCCTGTGATGATGCCGCCATCCGCGCGCTTCAAAAGGCCCCCGATAAAACCGCCGGTCTCATCCGTGCCAAAAGCCCCGGCCAGCGGGCCTTCGCCCAGCAGGCTGGCCTGCAGGATCGCGGAGAGAATGGACGCCTTGACCCGGTCCCATGCGTCGGCGGCAGCATCGCCGCTGGAAACCAGAGCCGCGCTCACGTCCTGCATGGTCTCGCCCAAGTAGCTGCCCAGCTCGCGGGTCTGTTCAATCGCCTTTTGCTCTTCCAGCCGCTTGCCGATGATCTTTTCCAGTGCTTCGCGCTCGGCATCGGTTGCGGATTTCATGGTCTCGCGGAAACGGATCATTTCCTGCTGAACCGGATCTGTCTCGCGCAGGATCTCCAGCCGTTCCCGCTCGCGTTGCATCAAGCGTTCAATGGCCTCGCGTTCGCGGTCGGCGGATGACGCGGATCTGCCCCCACCAGACCGGCGGCTTCTGGGGTTGGGCGGCAACACCACACGCGGCAGGCCTTGGTCTTGGTAGACATATTCCTTATTGCCCGAGCCGGGGCTTTCCCCGCGCGGATCATGAAAATCTGGGTTGGCTTTGGCGGCGGCCATAATCGCCGCCCCTTTTGCTGCCAGCAGTTCATTCTTGAGGCGCTGCGCCTCGCCAGCGGCCAGCGCGATGTTGCCTGCCATATCGACGCCTGCAACGCCGTTGGCGGCATCCCAAGCGGCCATCATCTCCTTTTTGAGTTCTTCTGTGATTGTCAGCTCTTCGACGCGCTGTTCGAACAGCTCGCGCTCGGCCTGCAGGCGCAGCTCTGCCACTTCCACACTGCCCTCGCCGCTGGTGCGGATGGCCTCGTTAATTTCGGCCTCTAGCTGAAGCTGCTCAATTGTGGACCGCGCAGAAGCGTCCACCTCCAAGCGTGTATCAAGATACTCCTTTGCGTTGGCGGTCAGATCGGACCACAGGTCTTTGCCGGTCTCGCGTAGGTCATCCCATGGTTGGCGAACTGTAGCGCCGAAGGCTTCGAGCTCTTGGATGAGCTGCGCCAGACCGTTGTAGAACTCTTCTTGGCGCGCGCTCAGGTTTTCGATCCCGCCGCTGGTCTCTAGCAACACATCTCGGATATCGAGCGCAGCCCTCAGACGCTCTGCAGGCTCAATTGCGTCACGCATCGCGTCCAAGCTGCTGGCGAATTGTGCGCTCACAGCACGGCCCGCCCGATTGGCGGAACCAAAGCCAAGAAAATCACCGGCATCGAACATCCGCGACATTTCGGTTGCGGAGTTGCCAGCGATGACCAGCCCCCTGATGCTCTCTGAAATCCCGTCGATCTCTTCCTGTGCATCCAGCCTCGCCATCGCGGCTAGGTCCTGAAGCACAGCGCGCAACTCAGGCGAGGCAGACCCGAACCCCTTGATCATGTCAGCGGTGCTTTGAAAGGCCTCTTCTTGACGTTTGCCAAAGACCTCGACGGCATCGCTCATCGCCTGCAGGCGGTCTTCAAAGGTTTCGGCTTCTTTGCTGGCACTGGTGAGCCATTGAACCGCTGCAGCGCTTGCAGCAATCGAGCCGATGGTGATGAGGTTTAGCGGTGAGATCATATTGATCGCCGCTTGCCGGGTTGCAGCCAGCGCTGCCGCAGCACCACGGTTGCCGAACACCTGCGTGATCTGGGTGCCCTGCTGAATTGCAAGCTGCATCGGGTTCTGACCCGCCGCCATCATCACAGTAACATCGTTGAATTGTGAGGTGAGATTGGCGAGACTTCCGGCGGCAAGCTCTTGCGTATCATCGACGTTGCGCAGCCCCGCCACCCAACTGGATGCACCAGAGCGCAAGTTGCTGAGGCGGCTACGCACACCAGAAACAGTGCGGCCCCAACGGGTGGACGATTGATTGGCCTTATCGGTCGACGATACCACCTTGGCCTGCTCTGCGCGCAGGCGCTGGAGTTCCGACTTGGCGTCGGAGCCATCCATCAAGATCTCGCCTTGCACGACAAACGTCATGATTACCTCTCATTCAGCGCGGTTCGCGCCGCGTCCTCGATGATGCGAAGGCCCACCCAATCGGTGGGCGTGAGGGGCAGGCCCTCAAGCTTGAACGCGGGTTCTGCAGCCGCGTAATCAAGGCCGACCCAGAAGCGGCTGCCATCGGCCTGCGCCAGAACGCGCCACTGTGTCTGAATGGCAAGGAATGCGAGCAGTGCCGGGCGATTGCAGCCCCAGATCGCGGCCTTGTCTTGGTCTTTGGCCGAGGCAGCGGTGTTGAGCCTGAGGCCGAACAATGCCGCGTCGTCTTTGGTCTCTTCACTGCGCTTGGCAGGGAAGAGGGAGCCGGTCGCCCAAGCGCGACCGGCCCACCTCAGTTTCCCGAGCGCTGATCCGTGACGCCATCGTAATACGCCGCAATAAGAGCGATCCGCACATAGGGCAGTTTGAGGATCTTTTCGCGGATCTCGTCGCTGTAGGGGATCGCCTCGCCTGCGGTATTGGCGAGGTCCTCCATGCCCGCAAGCATCTTGCGCAGCACCTTTTTGACCTCGGCGGTGTTTTGCAGCGGGACGCCCTCGATGACCTCATCGTCCACCACGTTAAACGCGGCTTTAAAGGTCTGTTCCTCATGGCCTTCGCCCTTGGGAACCTTGACCTTCACAGTGCGGGTGAAACTCGGGGTTTCTTCTACGTTGAACATGATTGAGCCTCTGGATCAGGTGAGTGTCAGGGTGAATTGGTCGTTGCCCGCCTGCGGCAGCGGGACCAGACGCAGCGGCCATTCCTTGACGTTCTGGGCGGTGGACAGCCCCTGCGGGCGCTGCATTTGCGCGGCGGGCACATCGAGCGTGGCAATCTTGCCCGCGCCGGTGCCATGCGTGAGCTGCAAGGCGGTGGCGCTTTGATCGAGCGCGCGCTGGAACGGGTCGAAGGTCGCAAGCTGAACCGCCTCGACGGTGGTCTCGATGCTCTCCTGCCGGTCGCCAAGTTTGACCTCTTCACGACCAACCAAGAACCGGCCCTCGATCTGGTTGCCCAGATCCATCTGGAACGAGCGCATCACCAGATCCACCGCGTCGATCTGGAACACGGGCGTATTGCCCATGGTGACCACCTGCGGCACGGTCCACGGGGTCAGATCGGCGGTGGGGTAGGCCGCATCTGTCGGCTTCACAAAGAGGCCTTTGAAGGTGAACCGCAGTTTCGGAACAGCCTGCGCCTGCAGGTCCAAGCGCACATTGCCCCGCGCGCCGAGGATCACATAGCGGGTGGCATCAATGTGCAAATGAACCGTCGCGCTCTCCGGCGCTTGCGTGATCGGGTTGTAGATCACGGAGGTGCCCGCGTTGATGGTTTCGGCCAAACCGCAGGCGCGCAGCAGCGATCCCCATGCGGGGGGCGTGCCCGCCACGCCGGATGGGGCAAGTTCCACATCAAACGTGATTTCGCTCATCAGCTCGGTCGGGATCGTCGCGTCCGCACCAAAGTAGGGCCGTTCCAGATCCCGCGAGACGTCCGTGCCCTCCATGGGCTTGAGTTGCACATCCTGCGCGAGAATGGCGTTTGCAGCGCCGCTAGGGGCGGCGTCGGTGCCATAGGTCGCCTCGGTTTTGACCAAGAGAACCTTTTGCTTCCAGTTCAGGGACATTTAGGTCTCCTTCTTTTCCGCGGGCGCTGCAGCGCTGCGCGGGGGGGTTGGCTTGGTGGCCTCGGTTTGCTTCAGATTGCCGCTGGTCTGGACGACATAGCTGCCACCGGACGTCGGGAGCTTGGGCTTTTGGGGCTTGGTCATTGCACCGTGATCCTCAGTTGGTCGTTGATGGAAAATTCAATCATGTAGAAAAGCGCGCCGCCGCTGATCCCGGCGACATTGCCTTGGCGCAGCTCAAAGACGCCAAACGCCGAACCGGGCGACCAACCGGCCAAGGCCTCCATTACCTGCTGGATTGAAGGGCGCAGCTTTTCGAGGGCCTGCGAGCCGGTCTGGTCGTAGGACCGGGCCACCAGCAGCACGCCGATGGTCTCGACATAGTCCTGCATAAAGATGCCGGTGGCGTCGGGGGCGCGGCGGCCCTGCAAGCCAATTGGCACCACAAAAGCGGTGGAGTTTTGCGGGATGCCGCGATCCTTCAGGAGCTTGGTCAGGTCCACGGATGTCTCGATCCGGTCCGCAAATTCGCTCACACGGGTTTCAAGGCGCTCTTTGACAGCATCCAGCATCAGATCCACCCCTTGAGGCTGTCTTGCGTCAGCGGGCGGTCGCGGTCAGTGGTCATGACGCCCTGACTGCTGTTGGTCTTGGGCGTGACACCGGCCACGTCCAGAAGGATGATCCCCTTTGCGATATCGCGCAGTTGGGCCATGGCTTCGCGGTACTCGGCCTCGATCTGTTTGGGGGCCTCGTAGAGGTGCATTTTCCAGATGGCGATTGCGCGGCTCAGGGGCGGAACCTGCGCGGGCACCTCAGACAGCGGGAGCTGATAGCGCCCTTTCAGGAAGCCATCGATCACCGCGTCGGCTTCGGCAATGGCTTGATTGACCGTGTCCAGATCCACCACGCCGGTGGCGGCGTCGCCCCGATCCGTCAGGGCGATCAACATGTTTTCGCCATAGCGATCGATCAGCTCGTCAAGGGATGTGTAGGTCATCTGCCAGCGCTCCGGAGGGGGTGAAACGGCCCGGCGACGCGAGGATCGCCGCCGGGCCAAGGCTCCGTTTGCCGGAGCGAAAGCGGCTCTTGGGGCAGAGCTGGCCGCTTTATTCGTCCACGCCTTCGACGTGATAGGTGGTGATCAGGCGGGGTTCAGCCTTGAGCGCCAGTTGCTCTTCCTCGCTCAATTCATCGAGCGGGATATCGACGGGCGTGGGGCCAAACCGGCGGCCTGCGCGGCGGAACCCCTGTTGCGGTCCCAGAACCCGCAGAAACTTGCGGCCATGAAACTCAGGCGGCGTTGCGTCTGCGGTTGCCGTGGCCTCGCCTGCATTGGTGATTGTCACATCACCTGCAGACATGGCCGCCTGAATGAGAGCGCCCTCAAAGGGGTTTTTCTCACTGTCACCGGCTGGTGGCGTGACGGTGTCAGCCTCGCCCCCAGAGCCGGGGGCGCTGGTGTCGCCGCCGTTGCCCTGGTCTTCGCCGGTATCACCGCCGCCAGAGGCCGGTTTCGCCTCGGCCTCTGCGATCAGCTCCTTGAGCTTGGCGGTGGAGAGGTTCGCCGCAAACTCAAGGTTCAACTCCTGCGCGCGGGCCTTGAGATCATCACGTTCACTCATCGGTCAGCTCCTTATGCCAGCCACGGAGTGACGAGCAGCTTGGCGGTGCCCTTCCACTCGTTGGTTTCGCCGCCTGCGCCCATCTCGTTGTTCAGCAGCTTGAGCGCGGCGCTCTCATTGCTCGGCCCGACGATCAGCAGGGACGGGCGGATGCCCAGCGGGCGACCGTGATCGCCTTTCATGCCAGACAGTGCTGCGCGCGCCTTTTGATAGTTCGCGGCGTTGAGCGGTTGCTTCGAACCCCATGCCATCTGCCAGAAGCCAAAGCCGGTATTGAACCGGGCGTCCGCGCCGTAGATGAACTCCTTGTTCATGAACACATTCTGATCCGTCAGGTTGTCCATGTTCACGAACTCGAAATCCTTGCGGCGCTGTAGGATGATCGGTTTCAACGCGCGGGTGTCGTCGATCAGGAACCACGGCTCGCCTGCGCCGCCATCGGTATTGGCGACCGAGACCTCGTTGCCGCTTTCATCCAGAACCGGGTGGTCGGTGTCGAAGAACGGCTGGCCATCGTAGCAGTTGAGGTCGAAACCCTTTCGCAGGGTGTCGCCAAAGACCAGAAGGTCTTTTTTCGCCCCTGTCGATGCGCCCATCTCGCTGAACAGCGGCGCATAGATGCCGAGGTTGTCGGTCTCGATATCGTCGCGGTCTACCGCGATGGTGAGTTCCCACGCCTTTTCCGAGATGGAATAGTCGTGCTGGCTGAGGTTCTGGATTGCGCGCGGGCCAATCCATTCCCGCACATTCGGCAGTTTACCGAGCCAGCCGTATTTTTGCTCCTTCGTCATCGAGGGAACTTCGGTGGCGACGCTGGTCCAGTCGGATGAAGCCTGCCCCAGACCGTTCTGGAAGTGCTTCTTAAATCCGACGCGGAGCGCCGCAAGGTTTGCTGCGTTTGTGAGCATATTTTAGTCCTTTCAGGAGGCTTTGGTCAGCGCTTCGTCAAAGCGGACCCAGATACCGTCCGCGTCCACACCGTCGATGATCCCGGCAGGCGAGCGGGTGCCGGTGCCATCGGTTTTGGCGACGGTCTGGTCGTCCACGACGTAGGCGAGCGACCCGATGTCGGCATGGGTGATTTCGTCAGCGGCGGCGGAGTTGGCGAATTTGTAGATGCCGGGACGGTAGGTCAGACCTTCTTCACCGTCTGCGCCGATGCGGTTGTCGATACGCTCTTCAGCACGGCCCACGCCGACCATGCCGGTCGCGGTGTGGCCTTCGTGAAGGTAGCCATCGGCGGCACGCAGAACGATTGCACCGGCATAGATCAAAGACCCGCCTGCCACGAAACCATGACGCTTATCGCCATCGAGGCGGGGTGTGTTGCGATCACTGGAAAGAATAGTCATCAAAAGCCCTCCTGCGCTTTGCGCTCTTCATCGAGAACGGCTTGATATTCCTCGGCAGACAGGCCCAGCAGCTTGGCCGCTTGTGACTGCTCTGCGTTCATCGAGATGGAGCCATCGGTGCTGGGCGGGGTGAGGTGGGCCACATTCACGCCGTTCAGCATGGGCATGCCTGCGATTTCTTTCTCGACGCGTTCGGGGTCTTCTTGGTGCATCGAGATGTAGTGATCGCGCAGCGCCTTCGGGATGAACCGACCCTTTTGGATCTCGCCATCGACAAAGGCCTCGGCCTTGTCCTTTGATGCGCCCCCCTGCAGCCCGGCGATCTGTTCCGCCTGCGCTGCGATGGTGTCCTGCATTTCCGTCAAAGCAGATTGCAGTGCGACCGCATCCGGCGCACCCGCCGCCGTTGCCTTGGCAGCAGTCACCACGTCGCCACCGGCATCAACGCCAAGGATGGTGGCGACCTCATTGAGCTGAGACTGCGCGGCGGTTGCACCATCGCCATCTTCTTTCAGCTTATTGACCGCAGTCGTGACCTGTTCCTCGGTCGCATCCGCGCCGAGGTCCAACACGCCCGCGAGTTGTTTCAGAAACGACATGCGTTCCTCCTCTTCGAAGTTGAGCGCGGCCAGCCCGCGCAGGTTTTGACGGTTCACAAGGGAAGCATTGAGGATCGCGACCACGCGGTTGCTGCCGGGGTGGGCGAGGCGAAAGACCGGCGAAATCCGGCGGTAGGCTTGATCTGCAACCAAGCGCGCGCCTTCTTTCGTCCAGCGCACTTTGCCCCAGATGCCGTCCTCACGGGATTGCATCTCGACAATCCAGCCACGGGCAGGGGCCTCGCCTCCGGCTTTGGCGGCGGTGAAAGATGCGTGGTTGACGTCGATCTCTATCTCGCCACGCGCGGCGAAACTTGCCTCAATCACGGCTTGTGGATCGGTGACCTCGTAAGGGCCGCGCGCGTCGAATGTTTCAAAGCGCCCGGCTGGGGTCAGCTGGATCCATTCAGGAACGTCCGCCCCCTCCGGGGGGGAGGGGAGGTCCTGTGCGGCCATCATGGCGATATGCGATGCTCTGCTCATGCATGCATCTTCGCCAATGGCCTAAAAGCAAAACACCCGCAGCGATGTGCGGGTGTTTGGAGCGAAACTTGCAGGTGGAGGAGATGTTCAGGCTTTCAGGGAGTTTCGACGGCCAAGTCTAAGAGCTGTGAAGGCCGTCAGTAGCCTAGGAAACCAGACCATTCGCTTTCCTGATCAGTTCAACTAACTTGCCAATTTGTGCTTTCAGATCAAGAATATCTAGGTTGGCTGGTTGCTCGCATACATATCCGGCAACACTTACTTTGTCTGCTTGTTTATGAATCTTCTCGTCTTTGCGGTTAGGCTGCTTTCTCTCGAAATAGAAGGCATGGTCATACTGCCCAGTCGCAACAGGACCCTTGTAAGAGGACGAGTGAGTGCTTTTGAGAGCTTCGTGCAATAGCACTGGGTCAACGTAATTTTCGACTTCGCGCCCTTTTGTGATCCAAACTAGGCCGTTCCCATCTGAGAGTTCGCTCTTCAATCGATTTACTGCGGGTTTGAGCTTTACTCTCGGGCCATCTTTGTCGCTATCAAGAATTATTGCCATGTTTTGGTTCAGTGCTCGCAAGTCGATGAACTCCTGCAGGCTTTCTTCGTCTACCACTTCGCTCGCCCCCAAGTGCCGGACCAATGCACCCCCATAGAACATGATGGTGTAGTGGATGCCCTCCGTGAGTTCTGGCGCAGCGGCTTCCAACCAATGGCGCAAGTAAATCCGGTCCGAGGGTCCCTCGACCCACACCACCGCATTGGATTGCAGAATGTCAGAGGCACGGTAACCTAGATCGTCGCAGATTTTCTTTCGGTCGCCTCTATGGATAGCCGAGGTTATTCGCGTTTGGACACCGTCATTCTCTACCCGGAAAATTGAGGCGTTTGGCGTGTCGATAAATGCCGCTGAATGTGTCGCGATGAAGTACTGATTATTGGTATGCTCTTTGAGGTACCGAATAAGCTTACGCTGGAGCACCGGGTGTAGATGGATTTCCGGTTCCTCGATGCAAACGATCATCTCGTCATGTATGGTGCAAAATGCTGCGATGAGGATAACTTCTTGGATGCCCGTTCCAAGCCGAAACAGTGGAAGGACCTTGTTGTCTATGTGAACTAGAATGTGCTTTCTGTCGTGTGGTACCTCAATCGTTACATCGTGTTTGCCTGTCACGACCCTGACAAAATCGGTAATCTTGTTGAATAACAATCTGTCTTCACGTCGATCATGATCGGGGCTTTGTAGTTCAGCCAACTCATCAATAAGTGTCTTATCGTTGCGTATTTGAAAGCCCGTCGCACCCTCGCCCAAGTCTCGCTCCGCAGGAATGTGAGCGACATTGGGGAATTCAATTTCCTGTAGTTTCAACAGGCGTACAAGAACTTCGTGAACAATACGCTCATCTCTCAATCCTGAAGGACCACGGAGATGATGAGATAAAACATTCCAGCTTTTCACTCCGAAAAGTTTGGCCACCTCGACTAGGTCAAAGTTTGGCGCGAAAACATACTCTTCTTCTCGGCCCCTAGAAACCCAAACAAAACCGTTGTCTGCAATCGTGTTTACAATGGTACTAGCCGCGTTCACCATGTCAGTCCGATTGGGTACCCCCTCCCAACGTTTCTTGATCGGGCGCATGAAATCAGGAACTGGAATGCCAACTGAAGCGGTCAAATTTCCGGATATTTCGCCACGATAGTCTTCTGCGGGACCAAGCGGTTGAGTTTCTTCCGCGAGTTGTGGGCGCGGAAGTCGGTCTCGGATGAAATTCAGGACGGTCGATTTTCCAGAGTTATTGGCTCCGATGAACAAGTTTACATCTGAAAACGGCCCTATGATTTGTTTGTCAGGACCGATCCCGCGATAGAATTGCAAGGAAAGAGCCTTGAGGTAATTTGGCATGAGAACTCCAGTTGACTTATGGAACTGCAATAACTTGTTGTAATAAATCCATACATTGAGCTTGCGCAGCCCCAATCCCGAGGCCCTTTGCGGAACACTTCTCGATTGTTGTGTACCTACCCAAGCGAGTTTCTCTTGGAAATGATTGATTTCAGAGCCGGTGCAGGACCCCAGCAGCATCTCAATCCTTGCTCAACCACTCCTCCAGCTCCTCCACAATCGCGCTGCGGTCCTCATCAGACACCCCAAGGAACGGACGGGCTGGAATGTTGCCCCAAGGCAGCGGGCCACCCTTTGAGCTTGAACCAAACGCACCCTGCCGTGCGCCGAACTGCATTACCGCCGCTTGGATCGCATTGCTGCCCCACGTCAGCCCGTCGGCGCTGGCCTGATAATTGAGCTGCTGGCGCATCTCGCCGCTCTTGTTCAACGGTTGCGCCCCGTATTTGATCTTCAATGCGAAATAACGCGCCAATGTGGTTTCCGAGCGCGGCGCGAAGGGGGTTCTGTCTGGCTGCTGACCTTTCAACATGCGGTCTTGGGTCGATTGCACCAGGAACTCGCCCAGATCCTGCATCACCGGCGACATGTCATCGAGCTGCGATTGAAGCTGCTTCAGGCGCAGTTCCAACCCCTCGTCATTGAATTTCAGGGTATACATGCTCAGCCACTCCCGTTCAGAAGGCGGCTGAGAATTGGGTCACTCTCGCCCAAGCGCTGTATGTTGGTAATAAACAAGCCCTCCGCTGAGCGGGTGGCCTTCACGACCAGCGCGTTTCCCGGCGCGCTTGGGTCATTGCGCACAAAGATCAGGCTGTTTTCGCCGTCCTGCACCCGGTGGGTTGCAAGACTGATTGTCGCTTGCGCCTGCGCGTAATCCGCGACCGTCAGCTCGGGGTGATGCCGGCGCTGCTTTGCGAGGGTTTCAGCCGAGAGTTCCGCCACGCGGCGCTGAGAGCCGATTTTCTGCGCATCCGCATCACTGAGGCGCGCAAGCGGCCATGCCCCGCGCGGATCCTCAAACCAGCGCTTAAACGGCCCATCAAGCCAGCTTTCAATCAGGTCGGTTGCGGGTTGGGCATGCAGCTTTTCCAGCTTGTCGCGAAAGGCGAGGATGGTGTCGGCAGCACTTGCACCCGGCGCATAGTCCCAGCCCCGGTCGATACCTTGGGGCGCGCCTGTGCTCGGATCGCGCGCGTCCCAGCCTACCGGGAGCTTCACATTTGGATTGCCACCGCGCCGGATCGCGGCGGCTTTGGAGCGCGCCCCAAAGACCCGGCAGGAACAGCCCCAGCCATTGGGCGGAAACCAGATTGCCCAGAATGGGTGGTCGGCTTCTAGGATCAGACCGTCGAGCGCCAGATGTTCTGGGCGTGGGTCGTGTGATCCGCCGTGCCGGTAGACCCAATATTTGAACCCGCCCTCGCGCAACTGGGCAAAGCGCCCGGCCTGATATGATACGCGCATGTTGGTGCGGTAGATGACCCGCATGCGCCATTCTTCACCACCGGGTGTGCCTTCGCCGGTCCAGCCGTGCCAGCCATTGCGCTCGACAATCTCCCGGAAATCGCGCTTGAAGGTCTCAAACCCGGTTCCGGCAGCGATGGCTTTGTCGACCGCAGTGGCAAGGTCGGTGAGCAAATCAGCCTTTACCGCCCCCGCAACCATAAAGGCGCGATCATGGGCGCTGCGCTCGATGTCATCCCAGCGCACGGTGGGCACCAAATCCCCCAGGCGAAGGCGAAAGGCGGCGACTTGTTCGGCAAAGGGCTTGCGGAAGGTGGCCGCGAGATCAGCCATCCGCTTCTTCCTCGATCATTGTCCGGCCACCAGTCTCGCCTGCCAACATGGCACTCGCGAGGACAGCTTCCAGTTCCGCCGCATCAATATCGTCGGAGCTGGCGAGCAGCATTTCGCGGAACTCTTCAAAGCTGGAGGAGGCTTTGAGCATCGCCTCGATGCGCGCAAGCATCTGGCCCATCCCGCTGTGGCCCTCTGTTTCGAGACGGGCTGCAAGTGCCGCTTCTGGGGGCAACGCCTCAGAGCGGCCCACAGGGGCCTCCTCCGCCTGCTTCGCACCATCGACTCCTAAAATCCCGAGATGGGCGTTTAACCGGCATTTAAATTCGCTCTGTGGGGCCATTACGTCCGATTGCCCGGTTGCAGATGCGGGCTGCGGGGCATTTTCGGGCGATTTTGCCGGTGATCCACCGATTGCGGGGTCGGCTGCGGTGGGATCGGAGAGACCGAACTTTGCGAGGATCTCGGATTGCTTCACGCGCAGGCCGTTCTGGATGAACGGGGTCAAGGCGTTTGAGAATGCCTCCAAGTCTTCCGGCTCCGGGCGACCGATTTTCAGGCGCGGGGCAGGGGCATCGGGGCCGTACTCAAGTTGAACCCATGGACGGATCAAATCGCGGTTGATGATCGCGCCGAGTTGTTTGGCATCGGCGCGCTCGATGTCCTCCTGCACTTGGCGGTGTTCTTTGCCGGACCCCAAGCCGCCGGTTTCCGCGTCAGTGGTGGCAGTTTGCCCGAGCACCAGCTTAGAGGTTTGCTTGTCCAGCCAATCGCTGCGGCGCTCATAGTGATCGGTGGATGCGCCAATGCTCTTGGCCTCCTGAAACTCGATCATCATGCTTTCGGGTATGATCGCGGCGCAGTCTCCGGCGATATTGGCAACCGCCCTGAACAAGGTCTTGCGGTCATCCTCAGAGGTGCCGGGGCCATATTTGCCGATGCGCAATGGCTGTCCGTAGGTCTGGGTGAAGATCGCCCAGTCCCGTTGAGTGTAGGCCTTAAAGAGCCACGCCCACAGTGCAACTCGCGCCAAACCAGACCGAAGCGGCAGGCCAGACTTCGCTTTCATCGGGGCGTAGATGTACTGGAAGGGCGGCAGGATCTCTTCCTGTCCGGTTTCCGGGTTCAGCATCCGGGGTGTTTTCAGATCCTTGCGGTCAAAGCGGAACCAGCGCGGGTCGCAATATTCAAGCGTTGCGGGTTCATACTGCCCCTCTGAGGTGTCCCAGCGGATATGGGTGAAGGAATAGCCTTTGCCCAATGCGTCGAGAATTTCGAACAGCTCATCCGTCAGCTCATCGCGCAAAAGCCACTTGCGCACGCGCGCGGCGATTTCCTCGCCTAGTGGCGTTTCTTCTCCCGGCTCAACAGTGATGTCGAGCTGTGAGATTGAGCGGCGACGGGTGCCCAAGACCCCCAGATAATGGGCGTCACGCTCTTCGATGGTTTCCGCCAGCTCCAGATAGCGGATGGGATCACCGGCGTCGGCTTCCTTGAGGATACTGGCCAGACGACCGGGGTTCAGCCCGTCACCGGGATATCCGGTGAGTGGACTGCGCACGCCGCCAATAGTGGAGGGTTCGTCAAACCTCATAAGGTCGGCACGACGCACCGGGTTTCCCCAGCGGTCAAGCAGTTGCGGGGTCTTCGCCATGGATCAAGCCCCCACACGACTGTTGTTGATCACGACCCAGAAATAAGCCGCGCATAGCAGCCAGAGCATCAACACGGCCCCGGTCTCCAGCAGGATCACGCCAGCGGCCAAGCCAACCGCGCCTTTGACCACTACCCAGCCGTGTTTGCCAAAGTGACGCATCATAAAGGCCACGACAGGGTTGGCCTCGCGCCCGCCGCGTGCGAGTGCCTTGATCGTGGTGAAAGTGTCCGCAACCTGCAAAAGCAGATAGATGACGAATGCGATAGTGGGATCTTTGATAACTGCGATCATGAGGGGTTCCTTTCACAGGCCTCCACGGATTGATGTGCCGAGCGGTTCTTTCCACCATGGGCGGTCCAGCGCGTCTTGTTCTTCAACGGTCATGCCCATGCGCCCGTCTTGCGGTTCACTGTTTCGATTGTCGGGCACGGGGGTGTAGGCGATTTCGACCCAGCGCATGCGGGAGGCAAAATGCGCCAGCGCCAATGCGATGGCGTAGTCGCCGTGGCGTTTCTTGCCTTTGGCGTCGGCTTCGCGGATTTCCGGCACGCGGGGGATGCCGCGCACCTTTTTGACAGCCCGCAGGTCGCCCATGTGAGCGTCCCAGCGCCCAATCGAGAGCGTGGCCTCTTCAAAGGCGGTTTTCAGGGGCGGCATGTTCACCCTGTACCAGTCCTGGCTAAACTTGATCGCCCAGACCATGCCGGGGCTGTCGTCGCCTTCCTTCAGGCCGAACTTGCGCCCCATGTCCTCGGCCACGGTCCAGCCCATGCCGGTCGCGTCAAAGGCCGCGCCGACGCAGCGGGTGCGGATCCGGTCCATCACCATGCCCACAATCAGCTTTTGTTCGTTGCCGGGCACGTTGCGCATCTCAATCGTGAGCGCCTCGCGGCGATGCATGTTCTTCTCAATGGCAAGGAGGCACAGGACCGAGAGGTCTGCCACGCGGGCGAAGTCGAACCCAAGCGCATAGAGGACGTCGAGCGGCAGCGCATCCAAGACCTCTTCCAAGCGTTCGAGGAAAGGCCGCATCAGTTCTTGCTGTTCAGCGCCTGCGCGCTGCAGGTAGTCGCCGGGCAGTTCCAGTTCCAGACAAGGCGCATCGGCGTTCATGCGCGCCTCGATCAGCGGCGCGGTCAGCCACGCCCCGGTGCCTGCCTTGGGGATGCAATGCAGCTCTTCGTCGGCGTCGTCGCCATAGACCGCATGGGTGCTGTCGATCCATTTCTGTTTGCCCATAGGCTCACGACCTTGGGCGCGCTGGATCAGGGCGATGCGTTCATAAAGCCCGGAGCCGACCGCGTCATTGAAGGTCACGCGCACCACTTTGGCGGTGTCGCCTTTCTCGCCTTCGTTCACTTGCCGCACCAACACATTGAAGGCGTTGGCGTCACCGTCATGGGTGGAGATGACCAAGACCTTGCCACCCCACATTAGGAGGGCGTTTGCGGCCTTCAGCATTTCTTCCAACTCGTCGTGAAAGGCGGCCTCGTCAAAGATCACGTAACCTTGACGACCGCGCAGCGAGCGGGGCTTTGATGACAGCGCGACGACCTCAAAACCAGACGCAAAGCGGATGCGGAAGGCCTGAATGTCGCGCTCTTCCTTGCCCTCTTCCTGATCCTTGAACAGGAACTCTTGAACCGAACTGGCGGCGGGCATGAAGGCCTTCGCCCACATGGCGCAGGTGTCGATAAATTCCCGCGCCATATCGAGGTTAAACCCGATGTAAAGCGTGTCCATGCCGCCCTCTGAGCGGGCCAGACCGGACGTCAGCACCGCATCCGCGCCGACCGCCCATGTCATTCCGATCCGGCGCGATTTCTCGCAGACCACGAACTGATAAAGCGCTGTCGTCTGCAGGAGTTGCTGCTGATAGGACAAAAGCACATGCGGCAGATCCATGCTCTCATTGAGCACATCCGGCAGCATCTGACGGTCGGCAGCGCGCTGCGCTTCCCACTCGGCGTCAGTGATGGCGGTGGCGGCGGTCACGCATCCACCCCCAGAATGTCGGCTTTGATGGCGTGGACGGTCTCGCGGGTCATGCCGAGCTGGTGAGCTTTTTGCTCAATCTCACCGGCAAGCCGTTCCCGTTCCTTGCGGGCCACGCGGCGCTCTTCGTCATCGCGCAGACGCTCACGCATCCCGGCGGATTGCATCAGGTCTTTGAGCATGCGCGACAAATGGGCGAGGCTCTTGGGATCCCACGCGGCGTTGTCACTTTCTGCGACCGAGTTCATCATCTGGAAGGCGGCGGTGGCGATCATCTGCATCAGCACTTTGTGCATGGTGCTTTCCTGCTCAATATTGAGATCCCCGAGCAGGGTTTCCGCCATGGCGAAGGCGTCGCGCTGGTTCTTCAGCAGTTTGGAGTATTCGCCCACGGCGGATTTGCCGATGCGGATCTCAAGCCCCGCATCATCCAGCCAGAAGTTCAATTCCTCCGTCACCGCGACAATGTCAGCAAACCCGCGCTCTTGCAGTGCCATGGCGAGACGCTGGCGCACCTCATGCGGGATCAGGTCAAGTTTCTTGGGCGGGGGCATGGTTTACGCTCCCGGACGCGGACGCTGAATTTCCGGGTGGCGGGCGATCCCTTGGGCGATTTCCACGCCGCGCGTGGTTGCAACAACAACCAGAAAGCCTGCGTGGTCTTCCACCTCCACAAGCCCTTGTTCAGCGAGCCAATGCGCCTCGGTCGTCACCTGATCGCGGGTGAACGCAATCCCGACGCGCGGAAGCTGCGTTGCCAGCATGGAGACGTTGGAGGTGTATTTCGGGGCGTCCTCCAGAAAGCGGAGAATGGCGATGCGGGCGTGTTTGCGCAGCTCGTCGGCGTAGCTCATGGTGGTCCTATTTGTTCAGGAGGTGGTCTTCGTGTCGGGTGACGACGGTCTCGAGGCGGGACATAATCTTCTGGTTGCCTTCCATGACCGCCTCCATGCGCTGCATGGTGCCCGCCACATTGGCGAGGGTCAGCTCGATCTGGTGGAGATCATCTTTGCTTGGCAGCGACTGGACCGATTGCTCAACGCGCGCGATGCGGCCCTCTTGCCTGTCCATACGGTCAGAGCCTTCCTTGAAGCGCTCGTCCACGCGCTGAAACCGCGCCTCTACATTGGAGCGGCGCGAGGAGAACCATGCGAACACCGTGGTGCAAAGCGACACCAGCAAAGCCAGCGCCGCCAGAAGGTTTCCCAGTGTGACAGTCGGGTCAAACAGCATCAGGGCTTGGCCCCCGAAGTGGCCTTGATCCGCTCGATCATCACGTCCTTGTTTTTCGAGCCAGCGGAACTCCCGAAGTAATAGTTCAGGATCTGCGTAAAGCCGACCGAGAGGCCCCCGATCAGAAGCGCAAGGATTTCTGCGCTTGCAGGGGGGAGGCCGTATTTCAGAAGGTACGCGATGACCGAAAAGAACCCGATCAGCACCAGAGCTGCCAGAATGCCGGGAACGCGGTCTTTGAGCGCCATCTGACGTTTGCGGGCGCTGTCGCGATCACTGGCCGCGATCTGCTCCAATTCAATACCCGCGTCGATCAGGTGGCGTTCCAGATCGGCTTCGGCCTCCTTCAGCTTCAGGAGGTCCTGAGGGCTTGCTCCAAGGATTGCCGCCTCAACCTCTGCCTCGGTTGCATCTGGGCGGTCGAGCAGCTTGTCCGCGAGCGCCTTGGTGGCGACACCGGCTAGCGGGCCGCCGAGGGCGGTTGCAATCGTAGGGGCAATGCCGCCGAGGATTTGCAGGATCTTGTCTTTCTGTTTCACGGGGGATGCTCCTTTAGAGGGGAAGGGCGTAGGTCACGGGGTCGGCATAGCTCGCCACGATCCAGCCCTCTTGACCGGCGTAGAACACCTGCAGCCAGTCACGACCGGCGAAGGTGCCCCGCCGCAGAACTGGCACGGGTGTGCCATCCGGGATTTTGGCGATGACGTTGGGATTGAAGCTCGGCCAGCGGCGCATGTTCAGGGTGTCGCCGTTGCTACTGGTGACAACCAGCTCGTTTAGGCTTGCGGGCTGGCTGACACGGTTGTCCTCGTCCTCTGCCGGATCATCCCGGCCCAGGATGTGAGAGCGGATTTGCTCCATCGGAAACAGTGGGTTTGTGTCCACCTTGCGCCCCGGCGAGACGTACCAATGGGCGCGAATGTCCTGCAGCGTGTCGCACTCCGCGAACAACAGACGCAGGAGCCAGATCAGCGTGTCGAGCTGCGCTTCGGGGTAGTGCATCCACATCCCCCGCCCATGCTCTGGCGTCTCCGCGATTTCCACGGTGTAGGGCCGGTCGTTTTCTACGGTTGCGCCAAACCATGTGATGCCATTTACACCAGCGGCGCGCATCTTGCCCGGATTGACCAACTCGATACCGATGCTGAACCCGTTGCAGCCTTTGCGCCCGTGGTAGCTGGAAGCGCCTGCGTGGTTGGCGCGGCGATTGATTGGCACGAGTTGGCGCAGCTTGCCGTTCAGCTCGATCACAAAATGAACCGAGACCTTGGCGTCATTGTTCTGCAGGTAGTCGGCGGCGCTGCCTTCAGACAGGCTGCTGGCGGTATCGTGGAGGATGACGAGGGAAGGGGTGATGCCGCCGCCCATGTGGGTCGCGGGAGTGTATTGAACACCCTCTAGGATGCCATCTTTAAACGTCATTTATGCCGCCTTCCGAACCTGCTTTGCAGGTTTCAGGATGGCGAAGGGGTAAAACGAAAAACGCCCGCAACGATGTGCGGGAGTTTGGGGTATTAAAACAATTCGGGCTGGTTGGGGTTTGGCGGCGAGGCAAAACCACGCAAGTACCGCCTGACGCTAAAGTCTGTGACGCCCAAAATGCGGGCAATCTCAACGACAGGCAAGCCCTTTGATTTATGAGCCTTTGCGCGCCAGACCTTTGCCGTTGGGACGCGCGCAGGCAGGCGAAAGGCGATGCTTGCGAGCATTTTGGCCTTTTCCCGCCCGAGCAGCTTTTCCACCTCTCCCCTGCCTTTGGGGTTCTCGGGAATGTAGACCTCTGTGCCGCCGAAGGTGTCCAGAAAGCGCAAAGCGTCCTCAAACCCTAACGCCTCCACATAGGGCTCCACCTGAGCGGTTGGCTTGGGGAAGGCAATCGGCAGCTTGCCCTCAGACTGTCGGCGGGTCCGGCTCATTTGCGATGCGCCTCCCAAACAAAGTCGATCCCGGCGCGTTGGCCCCAGTTCTTCAAAGCTTGGATCACCGCATCGATCTGGGACCAGTCGGTCAGCATGTCGATGTCAGCGGGCACCATGGCCCAGTGATCGCCAAAGCGGGCGCGGATAAAACGGTTCAGTCCCGCCCGGCTCTTGTCGCGGAGCTGGCCCTTGCGTCCAAGCTCGCCCCAGAGCTTGTGGACCAGCCGCAGATCGGCGCGCGGCGCGGGCTTGAATGCCTTCTTTGTCCCGCTCGCAGGTTTAAATCCGTCTGCTTCCAGCCGTTTCACCATGGCCTTTAATTCTGCCTCGGTCATATCCGTCATCGAGGCTTTACCGGTCACGACCAGTTGCAGATCGCGCCGGGCCTCATTGTCGAGGCCCAGCTCCCGGCAGCCGAGGTGGATCTTGCGCTTCAACGCGGAGGTCATATCAGGAGGCCTCGCCTGCTACGGCGGCAACCGGGTGGAAAGTTGCCACGTCCGAGCGCATCCGGGCGTCTGTGATGTCCATCTGTGCGCGCGCCATCTGCTCAAAATCGCGCGGGTCCAGATGCGCCAGAGCCGCTTCCTGTCGCAGAACTGCGAGACGGTTACCCAGCACCAACCCTGCACGGCGTTGCTTGGAGGCGTAGCAGCGAAAGGCTTTGGCGAGGTCTGCGTTGATCTGAGCCGGGGTCATTGCCATCACTCATCCCTCCCGCCGCTTTGCGATCTGATGGGCCGCTTGCCCGATCAGCGCTTTGCTGCGGCGGACAACGATATGCGTCGGGATCCCCCAACGATCAGCCAGACTTGCAAGCTCAGCCGGGTCTGCGGTCATCAGAAGATGGTCCACATTCATCTGCGCCAGTTGAGCCGGGTAGCCGCGTGCCAGCACGCTACCAACACCGCCTGAGATTGGCCGGTCGTCGTGGTCTGCGGGTATAGGCACCCGCGCTGCGTCCATGAACTTTGCAATCTGCATGGTGGTGTCCTCCTCAGGCTTTCGCCAAGTCGATCTGAATGGCTTTCCACGCTGCATCGAGCGCGGCGCGCTGATAGCAACGCACGTAGGATTTGGAGCCGACCACGCGGATGGCGTCCTTGATCGCCTGCATGGCCCGCTGCCAGCGCTCGTCCTCGATTTCCAGACGCAGGAGCATGAAGATTTCAGAGCGGTTGATCTGACCGGCTTTGTCGGTGTTGAACGCGCGGGTGACGATGTCGCGGATTTCCGGGCGCGCATCGGCAGCCCATTCCGTCAGGCATTCATCCACGAGTGTTTTTGCGATTTGCAGCTCGGGGCCGAAGTCGATCAGATCCGCGACTTGCACCTGAACCTTGAACAAACCGTCGTAGCTCATCAGGGTCTTGTTGCCCTTTTTGCCGCCCACTGTCGCATCGTATTGCCCGGCGAGAATGGCCTCAAAGGCGCTAATGTCCTCAAACGTATGGGCCTTGAAACGGCTCACCTCGTCGCTCAGTGCCAGAGCATAGCCGATGATGCCGCGCACGGTTTGGTCCTGCAGCTTGTCCTGCGGCTTGACCAATTCTGTTGGGCGTAGATCGCCCTGAGCATTGCGCATGTAGGAGATGCCGTTGATGGTTTCCTCGCCGCCGGGCACATGTGCAGGTTGGCGGGAAGGGGAGGTGGTTTGAGCGTGCTGCTCGGTCATTCGCCTGTACTCCTGTTCAGGGTGGGTCTGTTTACTTGGGACAGCCAAAAGGGCGCGGTCAGGCGCTCACTTATTGGCCTGAAAATGCGGGCACTTAGGGCAGGTCTTGAACATCTTGACGTGCTGGCTGTTGGCGGCGGAGAACGTCTTGGAGCGCTCACGCCATTTGCGGCACACATCCTTGCCAATCTCGCCAAGGGCGGGGCAGGCGACCTTTTCCGACATCAGCACACCGCGCACAGATTGTTCGATGGCATCGGTGCTGGCGCCATAACGGTTGCTCAAAACGAGGTTCACCGCTCCTGCTGAATAGCCAAGGCGCGTTGCGGTCTTGGCTTGGCTGGTCAGGTCGCACTCGGTTGCGAGTGCTTCCACCCAATCCGGGATTTCGCCGCCCCAGCCGATGCTGGCTTTGTTCATTGCGAATGTGTCTGTGGTCACAGCAGCACCTCCTTATCCAGCGAGACGAAATTGGCGGTGTTGGGGTCGAACACGCCTTTCACTTTGCGTGGCTTCGGCGCGACGGGGCCGCTGTTGTTAATCAGCTTGAACTTCGCCTCGCGCTTGCCGCTGATTGCGGTCTGCTGAACCCGGAGGTGATCGGATTGCACCAGCAGGCGGCAGTAGGCCCGTGCTTGGGCGACCGAGACTTCCACGCCGCCTGCATTGGAATGCGCGGCAATGTCGGTTGCGGAGAACACGCGCAGACCGCGCATGCTGCGCCACATGTTGCCTTCGGCGCTGTCGTCATAGCTAGGCAATGCTGCGGGCGTGGTTGGCGCAAGATCAGTGCGGACGTAGACCTTGCGGCTGTCATCCGTTTCAACGCGGGTGATCAAGCCCGCATCCGCCCAGCGGTTCACGAATTTCTTGGCGGTGGAGCGCACGACCCCAAACGCCAGCAGGTCGCTCCAGTGGATCTGTTTCAGCGATTGCGCCGCGCGCCATGCAGAGGCTTCCATATCGGATCGAAAAATGTGCTTCATTTCCCGGCCTCCGCAACGCGAAGGGTGGGGCTTTTGCGCGGGGTAGGGGCTGCGCTTGCAGAGACAAGCCTGCGCACGGCAGGCGGCTGGCCGGTTGCAAATACTCGGTCACCCCAAAGTGCCAGATCGGCGCGACTGGTGCCCCGTGACCGGGCCAGTTCCTTGGCTTGGTCGATGTTTGTCACCACCCGGCGGATGGAACCGCCCGAAGCGTCGACAATCTCAGACAGCAGATCCCGCTCAATCGCCACATCCGGGCTGTAGATCTGCACCAGCTTTTCCGCATCAGACAGGTTGCAGGCGAGGGCGGGTTCCCACGCAAGCTGGCGGTTGTGGATGTTTTCCCACTTGGTCAGATGCTGGGGCAGTTCTTCCTCACCGACCAGAATGACCGTTGATTGGCTGGCCTCGTAGAGGTCGCGTGCCAGTTCGATCAGCTTTTTGTTCTTGGTGAGATACTGTGCGTCATCGACAATCAACGGACGATCAGCACGCGCCAGATGGGCGGCAATGGCTTCGACCATCGCAGGCACCCCGCGCACCGGCTTAATGCCAATTTCGCGCATGATGGATTGCAGAAAGTAGCTCGGCGTCCAGCAGCTCAGGACCTGCACGTTATAGGCCTGATATTCGTTCGTGACGAATGTGGTGGCGGTGGTCTTCCCCCAGCCAGAAGGGCCGTAAAAGACCGCCATTCCCGGCAGGCCCATGGAGCGGTCCTGCACGCGCTCGACCAGTGAAATCAGTGCTGCGACATTGCGCAGCGGGGCGATGCTTGGTGTCATGCTCTGCTCTCCTTATTCATCGCTGCCCAGAGCTTTGCGCATGCGCAGAAAGCTCCGGTATTGGGCGGATCTCTGATAATCCTGCATGAAATTGCGCTGTTCCTCGGTCAGCGGGTGGCCTTCTGCGTCGAGCTGTTCCAACTCGATGCAACGATTGAATTGCAATTCGGGGTCGTCATCATCCGGCTGCGGTTTGCGGCGGTCCTCGAGGCGTGCGATTTGGGCCTCCAGCCGGTTTTCGTGATCTTGGTCGTGGCTTGTCTGCTGCAAGCGCGGTGTCTTGGGCGCTTTGTCGTGCGGGGTGACCAGTTGGATCACCTCGGCTTCGGGGAGTGCGTCAGGCTGCAGGTCTTGGCCTGCAGCGCGCAAGCGGGCCGCGATCTCAGATGCTGAATATTCGCGGCTGGCGCGAGCTTCTTCTCTCGCCGCGCGCATGAACTGGCTGCGCTTACGGGCCAACTCGCGGGCGTCCTCAACACCGAGGAAGTTGCCGCGCTTCACGCAGGCCGCATGGCCGATGTATTGCCCTTCGAGGTCATAGACATGCAGCCCGGCGTGCAGGTTATCGGGATCAAAACGCCCGACCACTTTTTGCCCGGCGATGCGGTACATCCACTCGGCCCAATACCGGGACCCCATCAGTTTCAGCTCACCATTCTTAGCGCTGGCATTCAGCCCCTCGGCCCCCATGAGCCAGAGGCGGCGCTGTTCTTCGGTGGCCTTGCGGATTGGGCGGCTCTTGTAAGAGGCCTCAAACACCTGATTAAACGACCGCCCAAACGCGATTTCACTGCGGCGGCCTTCGCGTGCGTTGTGGTCTTCGATTTCCTCAGTGAGGACCGCGATGAATTCTTCAAGCGGCACCGCGCGGTTGCCATAATTTTCCGGCTTTGCATCGGGTTTGTTGCCAGTATATGCGCCCTCGAAAGCGGGGTGTTTTGCCACCCGGTCGCACAGGTCACGAAAGGCGCGCTCGATGGGTTTGGACTGGCCGGAGTAGGGCGTGGCCCAATGCACTTTGACGCCGAGCATCGGCAAGAGGCCCGGCACATCGTCCTCGCGCACCTTGAACCGGAACCGTGTTTCCGTGCCGCCGGTGATGACCTTGGCAGCAAATTCGCGCCCATTATCCAGAAGTGCAGCCTGCGGGATGCCATAGCGCTCGATCAAATCGCCAAGCGCGAGCTGCACCGTGTGACTGTTGGCGGTCAGGGAAAGCCGCCAAGAGAGGATCTTGCCGGAATAGATGTCGGAAAAGAACACGCCCTGCACACGCACGGGCAGTGCCTCTCCGGGCCAGCGCACAAACACGTCGAACTTGTGATAATCGCCGCAGATGCACTCAAGCGCGCTGAGGGCGCTCTTCTCGCGATCCTGATGCGGATAGTAGCGCCGCAGCGCCTCCGCCCCTTTGCGCAGGAAAATCTCGGTGGGCTTGGAGATCGTCTCTTTAATGGCCTTGCGCACTCGATGGATCGGGGCAATGGGCAGGCCTTCCTGTTTGGCGACCCGCTTTGCCCGGTCATAGCACGATGTCAGCGAGGGACCTTCCAGACGCAGCCAGTCAGAACGGATCAAGGCGAAAAACTCAGGGTCCAGCGGTGCAACCTTGCCTCTGCCGCCGGTCGGCTTGGGGGCGAGATAGGCCAACCAATCGGCCTCGGTCACGCCCTCGATCAGCGAGAGCCAGTTCCAGATGGACTTCTCCGACGCATCGACGCGCAGCGCTACGGCTGCAACTGCAGCGGATCGGGTCATGCCCGCGCCTTCGCATTCAGCCGTTAAGCGCACCGCCTGCAGGCGCAGTTCGGCCTTGGATTTGGCATTCGCGTTGAGGCTGTCGAAATCGGCCCAAGCGGCTTCGCGGCTGCGCTTCGGTTCTGGTTCCTCAGCGGGCTGCGCGATCAGGGACAACCGAGCGCGGATCGGGAACAGGGAATAATGATATTCCAGCCCGCCGCCTTTACCTTTGCGGCGACGGATCTTGCCGGGCTGACGGTCCCAGCCTTCAACCTTGGCGCGCTGGTTGACCTTGCGCTTGGTGGTGGGCAGGTCAGGCAGGCGCGCGTCTGCAATCTCCGCAGCGCTCCACCATTCTTGAGTTGGGGTCTCCATCAGGCTTGCCCCTCGCGAATCTCGTCGAGCAGCGTCTGCACCTCATCCCCGTGTTCTTCTAGGAAGGTCACACGCCCCGCCTTGCTGGCCCGCTTCCAAGCGTCCTGCAGGCGTTGCCATGTCTTTTCGGTGTTGTTCATCGGGGGCGTGACACCCCGGTTTTGCTCACTGGCCCAAGTCTTGCGCGCGTCTTTAGCGCTTTTGACTTTGCCCTCGGCCAGCAGGTCGATGACGCGGTAGCGTTCGGACACATCACCAATTTTGGCGAGTTCGGTGAGGTCGTTGAGGGTGACGGGGCGCCCTGAAGAGCGCAGCCGGTGTGCATCACCGCCCGTCAACACGGATCCGGCGCTGACCATGCGACGCACATGGCGGTCTGAAATGCCGAATTTCTCTGCGGTGGCGTGGCAAAAGGACATCGTGTCCGTTTGCCAACCACCAGTATGTTGGTTTCCTCGTGCACCGCCCTGCTTGGCTTCAGGGTGCAGCTTTTCATATACCCGCTTGCGCTCTGCGAGGAACACGGCAGTGTCCAGCGGGGTGAGGTCTGCCCCGGCGAGATTGTCGTCAATCTCCATGAGACGGGCGAAGTCGTCATTGCAGTCCCAGCAGACCACCTTGATGGTCGGCCAGTCCAACTCTTGAGCGACGGTCAGGCGGTGCGCCCCCGCCAGCAATTCAATCTTGCCGCCGCGCTTGTGCTTGCGGACGTGGATGGCGTCTTTCATCACGCCAAGTTCTGTGATTGAGGCTTTGATGGCCTCCACTCCGGCCTTTGAGACTGGCCGCAACCGCGTGCCCATCTGGATGTCATCAACCGGCAATTCGGTGATCGACTGAATGATCTTTGCCGCCATGGCTTATTCGTCCTCGTTCAATGTTCGATAATCAGCGGCAGGAAAAGCAGGCCGATGAGAATGATGGCGAGGCAGGCACATCCAAGAGCGTCGCCCCAAATGCTGGCTGAAAATCTGCGTTCTGCCGCTCGAAACTTGGACCAGACCGCGCGCAGCGTGAGTGCGTGTTGCACGCGGTCTGGTCCGACCGGGACCTCAGCCCCGGTGGTCGCAAATGCCCCGGACTGCGTCTGAGTGGTGGCGTCTTGGTTTGGGGATTTGCGAAACTGATACATCAGCTAGAGGCCTTCGCGTCGTCGGTGGCCTCAGACAAATGCGATGCTTCTGCGATCATGCGCTTGGAATAGCCCGCCGAGACCATTTCTTCCCCGGCTGCCGCGATGATCCTTTTCAGAAGTGCGCGCCCTTGAGTACCGCCTGATTGGCCGTAGGTGGCCGTGCGAGCGGTGCTAGGATGGATGCCGCTATTCTTGCACCACGCTTCAAAACTTGTGCCCGATGCGCGGAATGCGCCCACGATGACCTCATGGAGGATCGCTCCGGGCTGGTATGGTTTGCTAAACTTTGACATTGTGTCCTCGCGATGCCGCCTTGCGACGCGGCCTTACAATACCAATCTAGTAAATAATCATAGTTTAGCAATGATTATTTACTAGATTTAAGCGGAGTTCTCGCAAGTGACTGATATTGGGGAAAAAATTAGAGATCGCCGAGAGGCTTTAGGTCTGTCTCGAAGGCTATTCGGGGAGAGCGTGGGCATCGCAGAGGCCAAGGTGCAGGCCATCGAGATAGGAAAACAACGCATTGATCACGAAGCACTTAGTAGTATTTCTCGATTTCTTCGAGTGGACGCGAACTGGCTTCTAGGAATTGAAGCTAATTTAGGTGATTCATCTAGCAGCACCGGCGGCGATGCTTTCCCTGCAGCAGAGTTCGTCCAGATCGCGCGGTATGAGGTAGAAGCATCCGCAGGAAACGGGAGCGAGGTTGCTAGCGAAGATGCGGCGCAGTCCTATGCGTTTAACCGCAAGTGGCTGGGGAAACGTGGTCTTAAACCCGACACGCTGTCAGTCATATCTGTGCGCGGCGACAGTATGGAGCCGGATTTAAACGATGGGGACTTGGTGCTCATTGACCTTGCCAACACGGACTTGTCGGACGGCAAGATCTACGCGGTTCAGTATTCAGGCAACTTGTTCGTCAAACGGATCCAGTATGTGCCTGGCGACACCGTCCGCTTGGTGAGCCGCAACGCCCAGTACGCGCCCATTGAGATCAAGACACCCGAAGCCGATGGCGTGCGCGTCGTCGGGCGTGTGGTCGCCTCGATGCACGAGTGGTAGGGCCATAAACGGCGGGTGTTGATGCCGCTCGGATTGACAACCTCTGACTGTAGACAGCACAGTTAAAACAAGTTCCAGCCGTTGCGGCTGGTGAAAAGTATTGGAGGTAAAATGATTACTCAAAAATATCAGACCGCGCGGAGCATTTTGACCGCTTGTGTTTTTGTGGGCTGGGCGCTCGTTGGCATCGGCGCATTAATGGCAATCGTCGGCCTAAACGAAGATGGCTACTTTCTAGCGCCAGGCATCACAACAGCGGTCAGTGGCGTGTTCTTGGTGGTCGTTTGCCATGTCGCATTCGCGATATTTGATCAGGCAGAATCCTCTCACGCAACACTACACGTCATGAAGTTGATCGCAGAAAAGCAAGGCGTGGATCTATCGAGCATGGTAGAAGTGCCCACCCCTTCTGCAGGCATTACACTCAAGCCTTCTTCGGAGGAGGCAAGCATCGTTTCAAATGTTGTGATGAGAGAGGACGGGGCAATGGTGCGCGAATACAAGGGCCGTGAGATCGTCAAGATTGATAAGATCTACTATGTTGATGAAACGCAGTTTGCTACGTTGGGTAAAGCTCAACTAGCCATCTCTCAAGGTAAGGTGTGATTTGGGGGATGCGCGAAAGATATCTATCGCGCATCCCTTCTGAACTTTGAGTGTTCAGGAGGCCCCTGTTTCGATCAATTTGATCCATTCCTCATCGGATAGCGCGGCCTTCAGTACGGTATCCACTTCTTCGAGATAGGACCTCCACATGGGGCGCCCCTCCATCTTGATGTCCGGAGGGTGCCCTTGTAACTCACAAAGCGCTCGGGCTGCGCGCTCTCTAGGGGATTTGAGTTGTCGGGCCATAACGTGTCTCCGATCAATCGTGACCAAGGTAAAATTGTGCATGCCGCTGCAAAAGATATTTCAATCTTAGCGCGTTCAGAGCCTTGTCGTATTGAAAGCGGGCTATTTATGCTGTTAGGCAGCCTAATTTGGATATTTATTCCGAAATTGTATTCGCGGACGACGCCATCAGGCGTTGCGTGACAAGGACTATCGCTACTTGCGCGATAACCTTACACAATAATGTGGGAAGTCTATAAACAAACGCCCTCGGAGCCGAGCAGCGCCTTGGTGCACGACAGGGCGCCCTCGAACGATGACCACACTTCACGCGCTAAGTGAGACCATTTCATAGAAGCCAGTACAACTCGATTTTGCAGCAGCAAAAGCAAAGTAAGACGTCTCTCACACCTAGCGTGTCTGTCACTTTCGGCAGTTGTTACCTTTTTCGGGTGTGCTTGGTGCGTGCCTCGTATGCGGTGAGTATATTGGCGGTCAACGCGACTCCCTTTTCCAAGTACTCTTTTCCACCGTTGTCTACTTGCATGAGCAACGCTCGCCCAATCAGTTCTGGGGGGAACCCCTCGGCGATTACCTTGCGTAGTACGTCGCTCAAAGCCATTTTTTCCAAACCTGTTGTTGGTTCCCGTCTCTCATCGTGATCCGTGTGATCGAATAGGTCGCGAAGCTTGCCCGGTGGTTGTGGATCGGCTTTCTGCTGGAACACTTCTGCTTTTTGATCAGGTGTACTCTGTCGGATTGAAAACTCCTGAGGCTGTGGCCTAAAACGCACCAAGACTGATTGGCCAAAAGGTAAATTGAACCAGCCAATGTTTTCCTTGCTGTTCTCCATCAAAGGGAGGTAATCAATTTTCGTCAAAGCTCCAATGCCACTGAGATAAAGATCACCATCAAGTAATCCAATGGCGTCGATAGCCGTCTTCTCTGGACGCCAATTTCTTAGATTGGGATAACGAAACGAGCGTGTGTCGAGATTTGCAGAAATATCTGTTAGACGGTCAGCTTCCGAACGAATGTAGTCTCTGTCTTGTAGATCAAACTCACAGCCCTGACTGGTGCACGCACCAATAATTGCACCCGCCATAGTAGCAATGGAATCGGTGTCAGTACCAAGAGTATTCACAACCGTTAAAAGGCTGTCGTGAGGGCGTTCGATGTTCGCGAGTGACGCTACGAACGAAGCCAATATTGCTGTCTTGGTACCTGAGCCTCTGGAAGAAGCTTCGAATGCACCCAGCGCTTTTGCGGCCTTTGGGTATATTTCCCCAAGAGGTTCTTGCTTGAATCTGCCTAGTTCTCTGATATCGAATAAAATTTCATCAATGACCTTTGAGCAGGCTTCTTCAACTTCGTAGCCGCTGGCATCCTGCCAGGCTCCTACCCAAAAGGTTCTGAGATCCCCATCACTTTCTATTAATTTTGGAACAAGCCGAAGAGTTTGAAGAAAATCTAAACAGTCCTCAAGCTGAGGCGCATGCCCCTTACGCATTGCAAAAGCCAAAGATGTGGCGTGAAAACACGCGCCAAGAATCCCTCGCATGTGTCCGTGCGTACAAATCGAATTTTTAATTACATCAATTAGAATTGATTTTATATCGATAAGGTTGCTCGACGCCCAAACGTGAGGTTGGATCCTCATAGCGGCTCCGTTACCGCCACCATTTACATAGCGTGATTTTTTGTTGTCGAAGAAATTCGAATACCATGTTGCTGATGTTCGAGACAAGTTTGCAACGGCTTCTTTCGATCCAACGCCCGCACCAAGTGCGTAGTTTGACCACGCGGGCAATTCGACTTTGGCAAATGCAGAAACGTCGAATCTGCTATCTGCGCGAATTGCTCTGGAAGTGGCCAGTCTTAACTGCGTGTCATCTGAGTAGGTGCCTGCTGGAAGGTCAATAGTTTGACCACGATAGCCTCCAACTTTCCTCTTCCACGGAAGGGTATGTTCGACTCTTTCTCGACCCAACCTATACTTGACACGTTTGACATCTGCCAATTCAGTCATGAAACCTAGAGCGTCGCCGTAAGCCGCCCACTCGGCAGATAGTCTGTTTTGTTGTCTGCGGTCCAT